AAAGTTAAAATCTTTACCACTTTAAAGTGCTAAAGCGCGCCGAAATTTCCCCCAATATTTCACTTATTTTTTGTGCACAATGCCGAACGTGCCAAAATCGGTTCCGGTACTTTACTGCAGTAAAGCAATGATGCAAAATGTTCATAAATCGTTAACATATCGCGTGCGCATGTGCTATATAATAAGTATAGAAAGGAGCGTGTACATGATGAAAATAATTAAACTGCCCGCTTGCTATGTTCGGTATTTGTATGCTGGTTATGTTGTTTGGTATGAGGGGTATTATTACTATTTTACGGATGGGGTATTTTACAGGTATACTAAAAAGAAAGCTGATTATGACGATGAAGAAGAGGTGAAAATCGTATGACATTGAAAGACTACCACAAGTTTACTCTTGGCGCGTCCGACCATTTGACCCGCTGTCGTGTGTTGTGGGGCGGGGCTGAAATCCTGAACGATTATTTTAGTCATTTAAGCGATATCGGGCAGAATATTAAAATCCGTTTGGCCCGATACGATGAAAAGCACGACGTCTTGACCGCGTATGCGACGGATAAGGGCTATGTTGAATACCGCAATGAGTTGAGACGTCGGCAGCATCATGAAGGGAGATATAAGAAGTATGAACACAAGAAATAAGGCGGCATTTAAAGTATGTCACATGTACGTTTATCACAGCGATAAAGGTTCGTGGCACGCGGGAAGTTGCGTTTATGTAGACCCCCGTGAAATCCGCAAGTTCTATGATTGCATCCGCATATGTCTTTTGGGGGTTGCAGATTGCGTGTTGACGGAAACAAAGGATGGGTTTAGAATTGAGGTGTTTAAGTAATGAATATGGCAATCGTACACGACATTGTTTTGATGCTCCTTTATGGATGCCTTTGTTTGCTGTTTTCTATCGTTGTGGCGATTCCTTTAAATTTACTGCTGCAGGCAATTGGTTATTGGTTGGCAGATAGAGACTTTGAAAGGAGACATAACAACCATGGCAAGAAGCGCTAAACATCTCCCAAAGTACGCCCCGCAGACGTGGAGCTACTATAGCCCCAATGCTACAGACCCGAACCAGCTTACAAATGCGGAGCTTGTGAAGGTCATACGCAAGGCCGCAAAAGCGGCAAACCAGCGTTTGCGCGCTCTGGAAAAGAGCGACGTTATGAACACGGCAAAGACTGGTGCTTACAAGTACGCAGAAAGTCAAAGGCCGGGCAAAATCAGACCCCGCTTTAATGAGCGGCCCAAAGAGAGCGCTGCAAGAACGACGCTCAAGCAACAGTATTTGCAGTTGCGCGAATTTATTACGATGAAAAGCAGCACCGTTACCGGTGTGCGAGCTATCAGAGATGCCCGTTATAAGACCGCGGTGCAACGTGGTTTCAAGGGGACCCAAGAACAATGGGACATGGCTGTCCAGAAGTTTTTCACCAAAGCTGCAGAAAAACTTTTCGACAGTGATATAATTTATGATGCCATTACCGGCAATAATTCGGACGTGCTGGAAGATATCATAACGGCAGACCGGGACGACCAAACGACAAAAGGTCAAGCGCTGCTAGACTATATAAGGAGAATAATATGAGAGAATCGCAGGGCGTGCTTGTTAGCGAATGTTTAGCCGAATATTTGCCGCGCCTTGTGTGTCCGCGAAAAGTCAAGAGGACCAAAGGGCGCAAATATATGTCCAGTTATCTTGACATAACAGCAACATTTGACATTGAAACCACGAACACAGACACAGACGGCTTTGCGTATAGCTGGCAGACCTGTATTGGTGGTGAGGTTATTGTTCCCCGTTACTTTGAGGACTGGGTTGAAATGCTTGAAATTCTGGTCAATAAATGGGGAGTTAATGAAAAGAATCGGTTTGTGTTGTATGTGCATAACTTAGGCTATGAGCATCAATATATTATGCAGCTGCTAACGGCCCGCTGGGGGCTGGCTGATAGCTTGTACACGAAAAGCCGCAAGCCCTTGTATTTGCGGTTTGATAATGGTATAGAATTCAGGGATAGTTTTAAGCTGTTCCAAAAGAGCCTTGCCAGAGCAACAGAAGGTTGCACGCATGCAAAACTTGCAGGCGACCTTGATTATACGGTATATCGTACTCCTGATACGCCGTTGACAGATACGGAATTTGCGTATTGTGTCAATGATGTGTTGGGCCTGTACGAAGCAATTGAACGCCTGAAATCAGAGCACGGGTATAATCAAGCGACCATACCATATACTAACACAGGCATGGTCATTGAAGCAGTGCGTAAAGAAATCATGACCGACCGGCGATGTATGGCAGCCATCAAAGCGCTGCAGCTTGACCGTGAACAGATGGCGCTTGCATATCACTGTATGGCAGGCGGCGACACCCACGGCACGCGCTGGCGGGCCGGGCGCACCTATATCAATTGTAACTCCTATGACTTCAAGAGCGCCCATCCGTCGCAGCAATTGTTGTGGAAATTTCCATCTGGTGCGCCTGTAACGCTGCCTGCAGATTTGCCGGAAGAGGATTTGCAGAAATTTATTAAGGCCGGGTATGGCTGGATAGCGAAACTCTGTATCATTAACCCCCGGTGCAAGCCTGAATGCCCTGACCCCTGCATTTCGTTCAGCAAATGCCCCGACGTATTGGGCCTTGATGAACTAGATAACGGGCGAGTGCTGGGAGCCGATGCTCTTTTCTGGTATTGTGATTCAAACGACTACCAGCGGTTTGTTGATGGGTATACCTGTGATAAAATAGTTGCAGTTGAAAGTGTGGCGTTTCGGCTGGATTATCTGCCTGATTCTTTCCGCAAAACGATTTACGAAAAGTTTCGTGTAAAAGAATCGGAAAAAGGCAGTCCGGATTATGCCTTTGCAAAAGTATGCGTCAATACCATTTTCGGTGCATGTGCACAGAAAACGGTGCGTGATGAATACGGGTGTGACCCTGACACGTTGGAGTGCACGCACAAAAGCTGGATAATGAACTTGCAGAGTAAAGACGATGCCGAAATTCAGAAATCACAAGAAAAGAAATTTCCTTTCTTGTGGGGCCTGTGGACTGCTTCACTTTCTCGTCTCAAGCTGTGGGACATGCTGAAACGCGTTGGATGGGAACGGGTCATTTATTGGGACACCGATTCTTGCAAGTTTGAGGGCGAAAAGCAACCAGCCATTGACGACTATAACGCCGTCATTCGTGCGCAATGCGTGAAGCGCGATTGCGTCGTTGAAAAGAAAGACGGAAGTAAAGTCTTTATTGGAGTTGCAGAGGACGAACATCCGCATGACCGGTACGGAATGCAGGCTTTTCGGTTCCTGCACGCAAAATGCTATGCTTGTGTCGATGCAGACGGGACAATTGAAAGCACGATTGCGGGAGTCAATAAGAAAGCAGGTGTAAAGGCTCTTGATGGCAGCATTGACAACTTGCGGGATGGTCTGTTGATATCCCCCGCTGGCGGTCAATGTCTTGCATACCATGATGAACCCATACGCCAGCGAACCGACTTTGCAAAGCCCACGGTTTCCGCGTCGTGGGTCGTCATGACCGAACGTGAATACCGGGTGTCGGATGAACGCAGTCTTTTAATTGAATGTGAGGTATCTATTTGATAGTTTGTTAACACATTGGCGCTTCCGTTGTGGTATAATATAATCACAGAGAGGAACACAAAACCAATACAGACAGAAAGGAAACAACATGGCAAGTATCACGAAGGTTGAAATCTGGGAAGATATCGCGGGGAACGTCATCGGGCTTGTGTTCGACCCTGCAGGGCAGCTGACGAACGCTGTGCAGAATCTGGCAGCGCAGCAGCCGCTGCCCCGTCCCGCGCTGGTGGAAGCAGCACGGCAGGCTTTCCCGTTCGCACCCACATATGACCCGCACGCATTCGGTGAAAGGTCTCTTGCGGACCTGTATGTTTACTTGCAGGCATACAATCACCACATCGCTGATATCTTTCCGGAAGCACCTACGGCGCTTTTTCCGGAGCGTGCAACCCCTGCCGGGCTGCAGTTCCTTATTCGCTGGATGTTCTGAAAGGGGGTGAAATTTATGCAGGATATCAACAACAACAAGCTGAAAGAAATTCTTGACAAGTTGACCGACTTTTTCGAGAACTTTGTAGATGAACTGGCAGAGGTCAAGACGAACGAGACCACCGCACTTTACTATCTGCAGGCCATCGAGCAGAAGCAGGACAATATTATCGACCTGTTGCGCATCATTGCAGCCAACACCAAAAAGTAATTTGTTCCACATGGAACATCACTGACAGAAAAGGAGATTATTATGGCATTCGCAGTAAACAATCGCAAGAACGATGCAGCCCCGGAAGTGGTCAAACCCAAAGTGACCGTGGAAGAACTGAGAGCAGCGGGGGCATCTGTGTCCCGTGTCCGGCAGATGTCCGACACGGTTCTGGCGTTCAACTTGCGCTTTGGTTGTGTGGACCTCTACAGTATGAGGGCCATTTCCAGCGACAAGGGAGACTTTGTGACAGCAGGCCAAACAAAGGGCCGGGACGGCAAGTGGTATGATAACTACCGCATTTATCTGGATAAGGGTGCAAATGATGCCATTATCAAGGCTGTGCTGAGTTGCCTTGAGACTGGCAGCATTACCAGGGTGTAAATTATGAGCAAGCGCAACAAAGATATTGCGCTTGACCTGTATACCGGCGACGGCTGGGTGAATATCCCGGCTGTCGCCGCTTTAGGTTGTTGGTGCAATATCATCATAGGTAAACGTCAAGTTGGTAAAACGTTCGGAACGCTGAAATATATGCTTGACGAAAACAAGTATTTTCTGTACATGCGTCGCACAGTGAACGAATTGCAGGCCGTCGCCGCTGACCCGGACTTGAACCCGTTTAATGCTCTGCAGTCCGTGGGTTATGATATCGGCATTCTGAAAGCTGGCAAAATTTCTTATGCCATCGGCGATATCGAATATACGGACGATGAGGACAAAGACGGGCGCAAGAAATGGCACATCGGCAACAAGCGTGCCGTCGGCATGGCGCTGCCGTCCATTGCAGGCATTCGCGGCTTTAATGGAAGCGTGTTTTCCGACCTTGTTTTCGATGAGTTTATCCCCGAAAGAATCATTGCAAAACGCAAGGCAGAGGGTGAAGCGCTGTTGAACGCATATGTGACAGTGTGCGGGAACAGAGAGCTGGAAGGAAGGCCGCCCTTGCGCATGTGGCTGCTTGCAAATGCCTTTGACATTTCAAGCCCGATTTTGGAGCAGCTGGGATGCACTGACCTTGTGGCGAAAATGTCAAGGAGCGGGAAAGAATGGTGCATGACGGACACGGGTGTTTTCATTGCAATGCCCCACAGTGACCGTATCAGCGACCGACGCAAGCAAACAGCCCTGATGAAACACTTGGCGGGAAAAGGCGACTTTTACAAAATGGCAATGGAAAATCAGTTCGTATATAATAACCTTGAAAACGTGCGCCCCCGTAGTTTAAAAGGAATGTCCCCCTTGTTCGCATTCGCTGGGCTGTACGCATACCAGATGGATGAATTGCACTACTACATCTGTGAAAGCCCTCACAGTGGTCGGGAGCACTACGGAAGCAGCCCGCAGGCTGCAACGCGGCTGCAGGCCGTGCACCCTGAATTGCGGCCTATGATATGCTTAGGGCAAGTTGACTTTTCGTCTGTCCCCGCGCTGCTCAAGACCCGAAACTATCTTGACATTAAGGATTGAAGGGTGTATGATTAAGGAGCGGGGGAGCCGCACAAAAGGAACACCCCGGAAGGGTGCGCGGCTGGCTTTTCCTTTTTCCATGCCCCCGCGTTCCAATGCCTATGACCCCCGCTAATTAAACCGGGTCGCGGGCGTATGTGCGCACATCGTGTCATAGGCATTGGAACAGAAAGGGGGTGAATCCATGGTAGAGGTATATTACATGAGTGTTGACGGCAATATCCGGCTGTCTGAGCATTTCAGGCTTTCAGAGTTTCAGTGCAAGGATGGGCAGGACTTTGTAGCAGTTGATTCCCGTCTTGTGGAACTGCTGGAAAACATCCGCAAGGTGTGCGGCGACGCCGTGCACATCAACAGCGGGTTCCGCACCGCCAGTTGGAACAGACAGCAGAAAGGCAGCGCACCTCACAGCAAGCATCTTTATGGGCTGGCGGCTGATATCTGGGTGGGCCATTACGACAAAAAACGCCAGCCTGTCCGCACAAAGACCCCCGCAGAAGTCGCCGCAATCTCTGAAATCTTTTTAGGGAACAGCGGTGGCGTTGGCATTTACAAGACTTTCACGCACGTCGATGTAAGAACCGGCTCGAGCCGGTGGAAAGGATGATTCACATGACTATCACTGATATTCTGGCTCTGGGCAAAATGGGATTCACGGCACAGCAGGTGCAGCAGATGCTTTCTTTGGAACGCGCACAGCAGGGCCAGCCCATCACGGCCCCGGCACAGAGCGCGGCCCCCGCTGCTCCTGCAGCACAGCAGCCTGTTGCCCCTGACCCTATGGCGGCAATGGCACAGCAGCTTGCAGACCTGACCGCCGCCATCAACGCTAAGAGCGTTCCGACCGCTGGCACGGTGGGCGATCCTGCCCCCGTTACCAGCGTGGAAGATATCATTCTGGGGCTGGTGCAGCCTGCTGAAGCGCCTGCAAGTCCCGACTTTAACGCCGTGAAGTGACGGCAGAAAGGAGCTAACCAATGGCAAAATCCCGCACTAACATGCCTGAACTGAAAGGCATGAGCGTGTTCCGTCCGACCGATATCTATACCATTGCCAACGCGCTGGTTAAGGAAGTGACCGGACAGACTGCAACCATTCAGGCCGTCAACACGGCGAGTTTCATTCAGGTTGGCCAGATGTGTCTTGACCAGAGCATGGAAGGAACCCTGCAGGCGCTTTCTAATATGATTGCACACACGGTCATTTCCAGCCGCTCCTATGCGGGCCGGTTTACCAGTATCGAGACCGACCGGCAGGAGTGGGGCCTGTTCGTCCGTGAAATCGCTTTCTTCTCTGGTGATTTCGACGAGTCGAAGTTTATCAATACCGCGCAGAACAACGACATTCTGGTGGACGGTAACAGCGTGGATATGTACAAAATCAAAAAGCGCTATCAGCTTGAAATGTTCTACGGCGGGCAGAAGGTTCTGAACCAGCGGTACACCACGTTCCGGAACCAGCTCAAGACCGCATTCACCAATGAAAGCGAGTTCAGCGCATTCCTTGCCGCCATGACTACCGAAATTGCAAACGACATTGCCCGCTGGAAAACCGCAGAGAACCGGGCACAGGTCATCAATTTCATGGGTGCGTTGTACAACTCTGACCGCCCTGAATGTCATGTGAACCTGACAAAGGCTTTCAACGCGGCACGCGGTACGACCTACACCACCAAAGAGCTGCTGACCACCCATCTGCAGGAGTTCCTGTCGTTCTTTGTGTCGTGGCTGGAAACGACCAGCAGCCTGATGGAGAACAGCAGCACGCTGTATCACCAGACCCCCGTGTGCACCGACGACGGCGGCAACACGCTGCATCTGTTGCGGCACACCCCGAAGAGCGAGCAGAAGCTGCTGCTGTATCAGCCCCTTATCAACGACGCACGGAGCTGGGTCTATCCTGCCATCTTTGGCCCCGGCTATCTGAGTTTCGGCAACTATGAGGGCGTCGATTTCTGGCAGAACATCAACGACAAACCCGCCATTTCCTGCATCCCGTCGCAGTTCGACGTGAACACCGGCAAACAGGTGACGGGCGGCGCGGTTGCTCTGTCCTACGTCGTGGGCCTGCTGTACGACCGCAAGGCCATGGCGACTACCTACTATCAGGATAGCGTGTACACCACGCCGTTCAACATTTCCGGTGAATACTACAACACTGAGCATCATTGGAAGATGAACTACACGCAGAACCCGACGCAAAACGCCGTCCTGATGTTCATGTCCGACGAACCGTAAAAGGTTCTATTATAACCCCGACAAACTGAATGTACAGGGGCGGCGCACCGCCGCCCCTGTTTTTTATTTTAAAGGAAAGTGAGGTTATTATATGGCAGACCATAACGAGGGTATTGAACACGGATATCATGCACATCTGGGCAAGGTGTCTAAGCGAATCAACAGCACAAAGCGCATTGAGTTAACCGCGCTGCCGGACGAATTTCCATTTTATATGAAACGGGCCTGCAGCATGGAAACCCCCGTATTTTATGTGCGGTTGAACAGTCTGAACATTTCCCCGCAGTACAACTATTGTTACATTGAAGAAACCCACGCTTATTACTGGATAGAAGATATTACAGCGTTGAACGCCAACAACTGGCAATTTTCTTGCACGATTGATGTATTGGCGACGTTCGCGGACGATATCAAGAAAACAAAAGCGTTTATTGAATACGGCTTTAACACCGATGCCAGCGGCGCACAATACCGTTTGCAGGATTCCCGGCAGGCGGTTGCAATGAAACCCACGGTTGCAACTATCACGGCAGATATCACGGATGGTAAATTGGGCGATACTGACGGTATTTATATTTTGTCTGCTGTTGGTAAAAGCGGCCTGTTATCTTACAAGATAGACCGAACGCAATTAGAATCTTTATTGACTGCCGTTTCTACGACGTGGGAAGCGACTACAAAAGCATTTGTCCGGTGGGAGCTGGCTCTGCCTGAGTTCATGAACAAGTTGGTGTTTGGCGATACTGCAACAAGTTGCATCCGCTCCTGCATCTGGTTACCCATAGCACAGGGGGGAGCCGGACGCGGAAAGGAAATAACGCTGGGGCAGTTCAACACGGGTGTGTTTGGTCGAGTTGTTACGAAAGACGATAATCTTTCTGTGCATACAGATATTGCTATCCCATGGCCTGCCGCTGACTGGAAACGGCTGAATTGTCAAATTCAACTATATATTCCAATGGTTGGTGTTGTAGGTATTCCGGTTGACCAGTGTAACAACGCCGCAACGGTTGGTGTTGACTGGTGCATGACCTATTTAGACGGCAGTGTTTCAATTAAAGTAACCGCTGGAAGTTATTGCTGTTATGTTGGCTCCACGAACATTTCCAGCGTGTACGGTATCGGCACTTCTAACATTGACCCCGTGAAAGCGGTTTCCGGTTCTATTGCTGCCGTCGGTTCCGCGCTACAGTTTGGCGGGGGCGCCGGCGCGACAATGGGGCCGTTTGGAGCCGTTGCCGGTCTGACTTCTGGTGCAGAGGGCGTCAAGCAGAGCATCCAGCCCATCAATCAGTGCGTCGGCATGACCACAGGCGCAAGCCAGACACTTCTTCCGACGGAAGCGCAGTTAACTTTATTGTACTATCCACCCATTGACGATGCAGGGTATCAAGGTTTGTATGGCTATCCCGTTATGAGGGTCGCGACCCCGGCAAATGGGTATTGTAAAACGCGCGGATTTTCCGTTGCTGCACCTATGGCAACCGGTTCCGAGACCGCGTATATTAACGCCGCTATGGACGGCGGTGTATTTATTGAATAAGAAAGGTGGGCGGCATGCTGACCGCCGCCAAAGGGACACCTTAGACACGAATCGAACGACGCCGCCTTAGCGGCGAGAAAGTGAGATGAAATGTATGTATCAGTGCTATCAAGGGAACTATGACACGCAGGCATGCGGTGGTTTTCGTCCCCCGTCTCTGAGTACGGACGTACTCAACTATTGGGAGCGTTCGTTTTTCCAGCGTATGCGGGCACTTTATAAAATCCATGGTCTGCCGGAAGCCGGCCCCGGACAAATCGGCTGGGACTATGACGCGTTTCTTTATCAACTGTTGCGCATGGGCTATGCTGTTGTGTTCAACTCTAAAACATATGGCCTTGTGGTGCAGCCGGGTGCTCCTACGGGTTTCGGTCTGCAGTTCCAGCCGCGCGGCATGATGGTACAGACCCCCTTTTTCCAGTTTGACAGACCGCTTGAAATCGGCACAGAATGCGCTGTTATCAAGCTGACCCCCGATTATCGCGGGGTTTGGGATATCATCGAGAAGTATGCCGTTGAAATGCAACAGTTGGAAGTTTCCATCCGGCAGGCGGTTGTAAATAGCCGCTTTGCATATGCTGCAATCGCCAAAGACGACAAAGACCGCCGCACGCTTGAAACCATTTTTGAGAAACTGGAAAACGGCAAACCTGCCATTGTGGTAAACGGGCAGCTGCAAAAACCCGCTATGAGCAAGACCGATACGCCGTATCAGCTGCCTATCATGCAGTTTGACCGTGACTTGTCAAAAAACTTCATCCTGCCTGACCTGTACGACCTGAGACGCAAGACACTGCAGGATTTTTACAGGGAACTGGGAATTCGGGTGCAGCCCGATAAGAAAGAACGGCTTGTGACAAACGAGAGCGCCAGCGCGGACGCTGAAACATACAATCGCCGGGAAGTCTGGAAGATTTCTCTTGACGAATCGGTGAAAGTGTGCAATGATATGTATGGAACCAATATCCGCATCGAAATCAACGAACCGCCAGAGCTGAGAGAGGGGGGTGCAGATAATGCCGATGTACTGGGGGAGCATGACGAACCAGAACAGCACGAACCAAAACAGTGATGCCATCGACCGCGCGTGCAAGCTCTTGTGCAATATCCCGGAAGGTCTCTTCCGTGATTTCAAAGTTCCCGTGGGCATGGATAGAGAACTTGCTATCCATATCATCATGCGGGAGCACGGGCTTGCCCCTCTTTACCGGCCTGACCCCTATTGGATGGTTGACGCTATCCGGTATTGGGTGCAGGAAAGTATGCCCATCTGGGAAAAACTCTATAGCACTACACAGCTAAAGTACAACCCCATCTGGAACACGGATGTGCAGGAAAGAACAACCGACGTCCGAACCACTGACCGCGATACCACGCAGGACAGAACCGCCATCAATCGTGGCAAGAGCGGGCAGACCGTGGGACAGGTGACGACCGGAGACTATCACGAGACCGGCAGCACCGAACTACACGACGAAACAGCAGGAACAGGGCACACGGCAACTGAGGGGAAGTCGGTGACCGACGACACCAGCACCACCACGACCGCCAACAAGACGGACGTCGCAGGCACGGACAAAAAGACCACGGAAAGCACAAAGAACCTTGACCAGACCGTGACCCGTGATATTTCCCCCGAAAATGCGCCGGACTACCAGCCCGATGACCAGACACACACCGTGGCAGAAGAGACTTTTAACAGCACCGAAAACGGGGAGCATAAAGAAACCACCGATTTCGCCGGCACATCTTCCACCGTCGCGAATTCGACCACTGTAACAACCAGAACGTCTGACACCGATACCCACGGGCATGAGGACCAGACCACCGGGAGCCAGACGGACGGCACGACCAAAGGCACGACCGACACGAAAACAAAGGCTCACGATATCCGGCACGAAAATGCTAAAGAGGTGGGTAAAGAGAAAGTCACCGACATGTATAATCACGGTTGGATTAAACAGGGTAACATTGGAGTCACCACCACTCAACAGATGATTGATGCCGAACGCGAAACGGTTCTGTTCGACGTGTACATGGCAATCGCCAACGACTATCATGCAAAGTTCTGTTTGGATGTGTATTAAGGCGGTGATACTGTGGAAACGATTGTTGCCGCCATTATTACAGGTATCGTTACTCTTGCGGGCGTCCTGATTGCCAACAGCAAATCGCAAGCCGTCACAGACGTAAAGATTGAAGAGCTGACCCGGGAAGTCCGCAAACACAATTCCTTTGCTGAAAAAATCCCCGTCATTGAAGAGCAAATCAAAGTCGCAAATCATCGAATAGATGATTTAGAGCATACACCCCTGAAAGGAGAATAATTATGAACGAACTTCACATTTCTGCAGGCACTATCGCGCGTACCCTTGTTCTGGCTCTGGCTATCGTCAACCAGATTCTCAGCGCATGCGGCAAGAGTCCCCTGCCCATCGAATCGGAGACTCTGGAACAGCTGGTGACGGCTGGCTTTACCATCGTTGCCGCCCTGATTGCATGGTGGAAGAATAACTCCTTCACCATGAATGCACTCAAGGCCGACGCGCTGCTGGCGCAGCTGAATGGCAAACACTAACTGACCGACCCCCGCGCAAGCGGGGGATTTTATGAAAGGAGTGGCTTTATGGCTGACGAAACGATGAATCCCGATATCAGCACCCCGTTTATCTTCCAGACGTCGCCCCCGTATGCAGCACCCGGCGACCATTACCAGTATGACCTGTATTGGTTGGTGAACCAGCTCAAGCAGGCGTTGAGCAACACGGAAACCTTGCGGCTGCATGATATCGGACAGGATTCCCGTCTTGACGGTCTGGATACCCTGACGGAGCAGCTGAAAGAAGCGACTTGCCAGCTTTTTGCAAAGCTGAAAGCGGGCGACTTCACCAAAGATACGTTTATCGAATGGGTCAACACCAACATGACCGATATCATTTATCAGATGGTGCGGTTTGTGTTCTTTGGCCTTGACGATGACGGGCACTTTGTCGCCTATATTCCTGCAAGCTGGGAGTTTCTGCACTTTGACACCCTGCTTGACCCTGATAAACCGGGGTACGGGCATCTGGTTGTTTACTACTGAGAAAGGAGCAATTCATTATGGCAAACTGCAATTGCAATGATTTCCCCATTTCGTGCGCACCTCACGCGCCGGGCGGTGACTGCTGCCATCCGCACGGATGCCCGCCGCACCCGCACCCGTGCCCCCCGCCCCCGTTCAAGGGCGGCACGTCTATGTATATCGGTGCGCGGTATGTCCCGATTTTCGCCGACCCTGTGGAGTGGGACAACGAACGGGAATACGAGCCGTTGACTATCGTAGTCCATAACGGCGACTGCTACACCTCTAAGTGCTATGTGCCGAAAGGCGCACAGCTGCCCCCGTATCCGGAAGGACAGACCAAGTATTGGGTCAAGACGTCTGACTATAACTATCAGTTTGCAGACCTTAAGAAAACCGTCACCGACCTGTCCCGGCTGGTTGAGCAGTTCCAGAAAGACAACGAGCGTTTCACCGAACTTATCAACGGTTGGAATGAGAAAGTTATTCAGTGGGAAAAGGATATGGCAGCATGGGGCGAGCGTCTGGATGCTGTTGAATCCAACGTTGCCGACCTGACCGACAGTCTGAACGCCGAAATTGACCGCGCAAAGGCCGCAGAGCAGGCAAACGCCGATGCTATTGCGCAGGAGACCGCCGACCGCAAGCAGGCTATTTCTGACCTTGACGCGGCCTATAAGGCAGCAGACGCCGCCGAAGCGCAGGCCCGCGCTGAAGCGGACACTGCGCTGAGTAACCGCATCACCACCAACAAGACCGATATCGACGCCATCAAGGCCGAACAGGTCATCCAGAACACCAATATCAGCGCCAACGCGAAAAACATTTCTGACAATGCGGCAGAAATCGCAAAGCACGCGGCACGTCTGACCGACCTGGAAAGCAATGCCAGTGACTGGGATTCTGCCTTCCCTGACACTACCATTGCACAGGAAGTTCAGAATGAAGAAGCGGCACGCGCTAACGGTGATACTGCTCTGAACGGACGCTGTGATGCCATCGCAGCAGACGTGGAAGAGGTGCGGGATATCGCAAACCATAAGGTGGACCAGACTGTTTTTAACGCAGCGGATAACATGAATGTGAAATATAGTGCTGCCGACAGGGCAGGAATTAATATCGCCGAAACCGTGGCAACCACTACGGCTCCAAAGGTTACCAGGAACTGGCTGAATAGTAATTTCTCTATCACATCTTATAACGGCATCCGTAACCTGTTTGCCCGAACTTCCCTTGCCCCCCTTGCCCTGAAATCCGAAGTTGACACGGCACAGGCCGCAGCCGATAAGGCAAACGCCAACATTGGTGACTGGGAGACCGACCACCCGGGCCAGACTATCAGCCAGTGCGTGACGTCTCAGGAAACGGAGCTGGAAGAGCACGCGGGAGACATTGCCAGTCTGGAAGCGGACAAAGCGGATAAGAGCGAAATTCCGGATGTGTCGGGCCTGCTGCCCAAAGCTGAGGCAGAAGAGACGTACCAGCCCAAGGGTGAGTATGCACTGAAATCTGAGATTCCGGATGTCTTGAATTTCGTAACTAACACCGTTTACAATGAAGGGCAGCAGGCGCAGGATGCTAAAATTGACGCAAACACTGCTGCTCTGGCAGGCAAGGCAGACAAGGGCGAAATTCCGGATGTGTCGGGGTTCGTGACTACTCAAACTTACACTCAGGGGCAGGCAGCACAGGATGCCAAAATTGACGCAAACACTGCTGCTCTGGTAAACAAGGCAGACAAGGGCGAAATTCCGGATGTGTCGGGGTTGCTGTCCAAGACTGAGGCAGAAGAGACGTACCAGCCCAAGGGTGAGTATGCACTGAAATCTGAGATTCCGGATGTCTCGGGCCTGCTGCCCAAAACTGAGGCAGCAGAGACGTATCAGCCCAAGGGTGAGTATGCACTGAAATCTGAGATTCCGAATGTCTCGAATTTCGTAACTACCTCTGTTTACAATGAAGGGCAGCAGGCGCAGGATGCTAAAATCAACGAAGCAAAGGCCGCTGCTGATAAGGCGACTATCAGCATTGGTGACTGGGATGCACAGCACCCCGGCCAGACCATTGCGCAGACGGTGACAGATGTGAGCGGCTCTATTCCTGACGTTAGCGAGTTCGTCACCAACGCAAAACGGGGTGAGGTTTTCCCTATTTTCCTGAATATGCATACTGCATCAGATTATTACCTGCCTATTGGCACATTTAACGGCTCGACTATTGTTTTTTTAATCCCGACGTCCAAGTTTTTTCAGGATAGGACGCTGCTTAATCTGTGCGACCGCTACGGAACGAAACAAGAGGGGCACCCGTACACATATAGCATAAACAAAAGCGATGGTGTAATCTATACGGATACTACAGTAGACAACGGATACTATCTACGACCCCTCGGCACCGCCGCCTTACTCGAAATTTTTCCATCGCTCTCTACGGCACAAAAATTAAAACCCGGCGAACCGATTACACTAAGAGAACTCGAAATGGACGACACACAATTGTTCATATCTGTCGAAAACATCACTGAGCCCGAATCCTAACCGTCAACATGCCGCCCTGCAAGCATTCTTGCAGGGCTTTCTTGTATGCTTTACTGCAGTAAAGTACCGGAACCGATTTTGGCACGTTCGGCATTGTGCACAAAAAATAAGTGAAATATTGGGGGAAATTTCGGCGCGCTTTAGCACTTTAAAGTGGTAAAGATTTTAACTTT